GCAACGTCGCTGCTGCGAGCGCCGGGCCCCGTAGGGGGCCGGCGCGAAGCGGTAGCAGCAGCAGCGACGCTGCTGCGTTAACGCGTTAACGCGCGCGCGAAGGCCGGCAACGCTCGGCATCTGGTAGCGTCGACGGCACCAAGGGGCACATGCACGATGGGGATGCTTGCGCGGGCCAGGGGGCTGTGCTAGCATGCAGTCATGCATGCAGCCCTGCCACGTCAAGCGAGGAGCTCTACCCGTGCCTCAAGCATCCCCCCGCCCCGCACCACCTGCGATCCACAACTTCGGCATGCTCGCCGCAGCCACGTCCATCGGACGTCACCCGTCCGAGTTCGCCGGGATCCCCGACGACGTGTGGACCGGCATCGGCCGGGCCATCCGGCTCGTGGCCGGCACGCCACGCACCGACGTGGCCGTGACCTGCCACCACCCCGACCCTGACGTGAGGGCGGCAGCGTCGAGGCTGCGGATCTACGCCACTGCTGCGTTTGACAGGCCAGCCGAATGGCTGCGCCAGTGCGCCGGCCTCGACGGCATCGAAGCCGAGCAGCTGCTAGCGCACGACAGCGTCGACGTCGAAGCTGCCAGACGGGTGTTCCGTGCCATGCTGGCTGCCCCCCTGGGCGTGTCGGTCCGCGCAATCGCTGCAGCTACCGGCGTGACACGCCGCAAGGTCGCCGACATCGAAGATGCGCTGGGCCCGCTGCGTGCGAAGCGGGAACAGTTCATGTTTCACGTGTTCGATTCGTTGGATGCCGGCGAAACAGAAGATCAGACATGTGAAGCGTGGCGCCTCAAGACCGGCCGTCATCCCCCGAATGGGATGCTGCGTGACGCATGGTATGCGGCCAATAGGATTGTGGCCGACGAGAAGGAGACATCATGACTGCCGTCGTCAACCCTACCGTGGAAGCATGGTCGAAGTCTGGACTGTCGTCGGTGCTCGACGGCTGCTCGTGGCGGTGGCTGCTGACCAAGACGGGGCTGATCGACGACCCCGGGTCGCCGGCGACGGTGCTCGGCACGGCCTACCACGCCGGCGTCGAACGTCACGAGCGGCTGCGGATCGCAGCCCGACGTGCCGGGAACCACATCGACCCGGCCCCCGGCCCCATCTTCGAGCACGCCCACGAGGTGCTGGCCGCCGAGTCCTCCATGCTCCCCGACGACCAGTGGGAGCGGCACGACACCAACGCCGCCGAGCTGCAGGAGCGGCTGGACATCGCGATCGACAACTGGTGGGACCACGGCCTGCGCGCCCTCGTCATGGGATGGATCCCAGTCGAAGCCGAACCGTACGTGCGCGTGTCGATCGAGGGCGACGGCACCCCCACCATCCACGGCTACATCGACTGCACCTACTGGGATCCCTACGACGAACGGTGGGTGGTCGTCGACCACAAGTCGACCGAGAAGCTGGGCCAGTGGGGCCAGGACGGCGCCGGCCACGAGTACGAGGGCGCCCTATATGTGGCGGCGTCCGACCAGACCCGGCTGCTTCCCCTCAAGAATCCCCGGATGGAGTGGCACGTCGCCCGCACCATCACATCTGACCGTGCGAACTTTATCCCCACCCGACGCATCGTCCGCCCCGACCTCGGCGACGCAACGTGGCGAGGCCAGGTCCGGCAGCGTGCCGAGCAGGCACAACGGATCGTCGACGCCCGGGCATACGAGAAGAACCCGCAGTGGTTTCTGTGCTCGAAGAAGTGGTGCCCAGCATTCGGGCCATGCATGGAAGATCAGACGTTGGTGCCAGGTGCAGTCACTATCCGTTAACAAGACGACCCGTTAGTAACGGTTAGAAGGGGATCATCCACCCCAAGTTGCGCCCACACACCGGACACCCGGCACGCAACATCCCCTTGTCCCAACATGGGGCGGCCCCCCGCCCGACATGTGCGGCGGCGTCAGCGATGGTCTGTGCGCACTGTCGGCACACGAGACGTCCGCCAGCCGTCCAGGCCATGCCTCCCATCGACACTAGCCACGGCCCGCGTTCACCTTGCGTCTGCCCCATCGGCGATCACCTTCCACACGGTACGTCCGCACTGCTCGCACTCTGCGGCGAGCCCCGCACGGCCGGCGTCCTCTACCGATTGTCCGCCGAACCGTGCCACCGCAGCCTCAGTGGTGGGGGCACACTCGACACATACGTGCCGGCCGCTGTAGATGGCACGCCACGCGAACTCCGCATAGCCGTAGTGTTCACGTGCCACGCGGCGAACTCCGCACGGCCGACGTGTCTACGGTGGCGCCCTCCCTTCGGCGCCGGCACGGGCCGCCACGATAGCGTCGCCGATACGGCCCGGCACGCCGGGACGGTCGGCCCGTCCAGTCTCGTGCGCCCACGTCAACACCTCGTCGAGATCCCAGGCGTGCACCCCGGACACCGTCCAACGTGGCGCAGGGAGGGCACCCCGCTGCTTCCACTTCTTCGCCGTGTCACGCTCCACCCCAAACATGGCGGCGAGCTCGACCGTGCCTACCGGGTGGGTCACGCCGGCACGCATCGGCGCAATCACGTCGCACCCCCCAACGCCACGGCCCAGGCTGCGACGATAGCCCACGCCAACGCCACGGCCACGACCACGCACGCCGTCGCACGCGGAAGCGTCACCGTGCCCTGCCCGTCGAGGTCCGGCCCCACTCCTTCGAGGTCGACGGTGTGTACGTGGCCGATCATCGTCTCGGCCAGCTCGCACGTGCGACGTGCCTGCCCGGCGTGCCCTCCTGCGAGCAGGCTGATCGCATCGTTAGCCAACGATGCGGCCTGCCACTGGCCTCGGTTGGCGGCTTCTCCGTGCACCCACCTGATGCGTACGGCCAGGGCGGCGCCGGTGGTCGGCCCTATCGTCGGCGCACTCATGCCGACACCTCCACAGCCCACGCCGCACCCTCAGCAGCGTCGACCTCATCAAGCACGGCGAACAGGATACGGTCGGCCACGTCGGCCGGCGCCGACGTGCCCACGTCAAACATGACGTACCGTCCGGTGAGCCCGTCGGTTGGTGCCACGTTCACGGCGTGCCCCTCGGCCAGCAGCCTGGTTGTGAGCTCGCCCACGTGCCGACGTGCCACCTGATATCGGCATGCCACGGTCGGGACGTGCGGCGGAATCGGTTTCGGTTGCGTATCCATCTTGTGCTCCTCGCTTGGTAGGGCTTGTGCCCTGCCTGCCACCCCGACACGCGTCGCCGAGGTAGCTGGCGGGACAGCCGGACCCATCGGCCCGGCAGCCCGAACGGTCACGTCCGGGTGACCGGGCCAACGGCAGCCGGCAGCACGTAGCCCGTGTCGCCGCACGTGGTGCACTCGTACCCCTGGTGCTCGTAGTGGCTCTCACCTGTCGACCACTCGACGTATGTCTCCCCGTAGTCGTCGACGTGGACATGCGGCGTGTTGAACCGGACCGCTTCGTCCCGTTCCTCGATGTCGCCACCGCACACCCCATATGGGTTCGCGTCGGTGTCCACGTCGAGCGTGGACATGCATGCCAGACGCACCGGCGTGCCGTCCTGGTCGTACTCGATGCCGCCCGACACCCGGCCCGCCAGGGCCTCGACGTCGTCCACGAGGACCGCTACCTCACGGTCACGCTCCACCAACACCTCCGCCCCCTCATCCACGTCCATATATCCGGCCGACCCGCAGAAATGCACCCGGACCTGGCCGTTCGCCGGCTGCTGATGGCACACCCGGACCTGACGGCCCGCCGGCGCACCGTCCAACGTCCAACTGTCATCGTGGTACGCGTCGACCCGCGCCGCCTCGACCCGTGCCGGCACCTGCCATCCGCCGTCACCGGACAGCCACCCGACCAGCACGTCGCCGGCGTCCATCCGTGCCGCGACCGTCGCGCACCGTCACCCTTCGGTCCTCGCAGATTCTTCCTCATCACGTGCTCCTCGCTCGTAGTTGTGGAGCTGACCGCTCCCGGGAAAGACACCGACCGACCCGCCGATGCCCAACCCGCAACGGTCAACCCTCATCGACGACCAGCCGGGCCACCTCGACCCAATCCACCACGTCCAGATCCGCCGCCACAAGCCCACCCACCGGGCACCACTGCTCGAACGTGTCCCGTGTCTCCTCCGCCACCTCGACCGCATCCACGTCGTCCCACGCATCCACCCCGGCCGCATCCAGGTCCGCACGGATGCTCAGGTAGATCTCCTCATCGTTCGCAGCCCACGCCTCGACCTCGACCTGCACGTCGGCCTGAGCCGACCGCGCATCCACCTCCTCCTCCGACAGGAAGATGGCAGCCGGCTCCCGCAGCGCCTCCAACGCGTCGGCTCCGACCGCGTCCATGCCCTTCGGACGTCCGTCCACGATCACGTCGTGAAACATCCCCAGGTCGACCCACTCGCCCCCCTCCTCGTACTGCAGCTCCGCGTAGAGGTAGCTGGAGCCCGCCGCGTAGCGGACGCGCCTCCCGTTGTCCCGATCCGTCCATGTCGTTGCGATTTGGATATTCATGTCGTGCTCCTCGTGTAGTCGTGCCCGTGTCGTACTCGTGTCGTGCCGTCATCGTGCCTCAACCCTCACCCTTCATAAAACAACGGCGGATCCACCTCCAACCCAGGAAGCTGACCCGCGGTCGCACCCCGCTCCTCCTGCTCGGCCCGCACCTCCCACTCCTCAGCCCGCGCCCCAACCTCCTGACCGACCTCCACCAGCACCTCCGGCCACGTATCCATCTCAAACCTGCGCCCCCCCTCAGTCACACCCAACAGCTCCAAGCCTCCACCCTGGCAGCGCGTCACATACTCCACCACGTGCACCGTGTCGCCCTCCCGCACCACGTCACCAGGCACCACGTGCCGCGCCTCAACCATCTGCCACACCCTCATGCCGCCACCCCCACCACGGCACCAACCACGGCACCCAGCTCCACGCCCAGCCGTGCAGCCGCACGGCGAGCCGCAGCCTTCCAAGCGATCCGCGCATCGCTCACAGAATCCAGGTGGTGCCGCGCACCAGTCAACCCAGCGACCTGCTCACGCAACCGCGCAACCTCCAGCAGCGCGACCAGCAGCTCCAGCTCCTCCCCGTCCAACGCCTCAACGATCCCCCCGTACGTCAACATTCTCTGCCCGTCTGCCATGACATCCTCCTCGTGACCGACGCTCCGAGGTAGCACGGTTGTCGCGCTGGTCGGCCTCGGGGCCGGTGTCCCTTGCGGGGTCGTTCTTGGAACAGTGTCCACTGTAGGGGACATGCATGCTGCTGTCAAGCCGTCATGCCGCAATGTGCAAGGATTGCCCGAACAAAGCCGCCAATCGTACTGCCAGTAGGATGCGATAGCCCCCGAACGGCGGCCAGACGCCATGCGAGGCATGTCCTCCCCCGTCTCCTCCCCCCGAGGCATGGACATCGCATGGACATCGGCACGACCTGCGACCTCGACGGCCAGGTAGAGAGGAAGACGCGACGCGCACGCACGCACGAGCAGGCGCATGATGCGCGCAAGCGAGCACGCGGACACGCACGCGGACACGCGGGCGCGCGCGGGCAGGCCCCGGGGTTCCCCCAGCGGCGCGCCGCCTCCTATTAGAACTTCGGGTGGGGGGTTTTGGGGTGGTTTTGGAATGTCTGTGTTGGGGGGACGGTGCGACGTGGTGGTTGGACGTTGGTCGGCTACATGTGCAGGGACTTTGTTCCTGTCCCGGTTGGCGTCCGGTGGGATCCCGTTTGTGGGGGGTGACCCTGCTGTGCACGGAGTCGAGTGCGTCGGTGGGGTGAGTCTCGAGGTTGCCTGGGGCTGCGTTGACCAGCGCGTTACAGCTGGCGGAGGGCGCCCTGGGTTTCGTGTGTCTGCTGAGCCACTGTGCGTGGTGCTCTGGTTGCACCCTGTTAGGGGTGCTTGGACGTGTGTCGCCTACTGGTGGATCGTCGTCTGCTTGGAGGTGGGGTTGTGGCTGCGTCGCGTCGGGAGCGTGAGGAGTTCATGCATTGGTTGTTGATGCCTGGGCGGACGCGGAAGGTTGAGGGGTTGCCGACGTCGCAGCGGGAGTATGCGGATTGGAAGGGGCGGTCGGAGAAGACGTTGACGCGTTGGAAGAAGGATCCGGAGTTTCGGGCGGCGTTGGAGGCTGAGGAGACGGCGCGTGCGCGGGCGGCGTTGGGTGGTGCGGTGTCGTCGACGCGTCAGGTGGATGGGCGTGTTGGTGGTGTGGAGGGGCCGAAGGATGCGCGGTTGCGTGATCGGCCGGCGTATCGGCCGTTGGATGGTTCGGAGGCGGCGGGGCCGGTGGATCTGGTGGAGACGCATGCGCGGGTGTTGGAGTTGTTGTCGTCTGAGGTGTCGGAGGGGAATGTGCGGGCGGCGGAGTTGTGGTTTAAGACGTTGGGGAAGCCGTTTGTGGAGGCTGAGCAGGCTGGGGCTGGGCCGATGGATGGGTTGTCGGATGTGGAGTTGGCGGAGGCTGCGACGGATCTGTTGGGGGACGCGGCGTTCGATGAGCTTGTGTCTCGTCGGGCGGCGGGTTGATGTCGGGGGACCGGATTACGTGGGGGCGTCGGGGGTTGGATGCGGACCATGTGTTCGACGACGAGGGGGCGGTGCCTGATCCGACGTTGAGGGTGGCGGCGAGGGATGCCCGTCCGTTCTTGTGGTGTGCGGATGGGGTGCGGCGCATGTATGTGGCGTCTGACCGGGTGCCGTTCGGGTTCGACACGAGGTGTGCCGATGCGCGGTGACCGGGGGTGGTCGGAGTCGTATTGGGCTGAGGCGCGGCGGCGCCGGTATGCCCGCGACATCCGCCTGTTCTTCTCGGAGTGCATCCAGATTCCGTTGCCTGGGGCTGCGAAGGGTCGGGTGCCGTTCGAACTGTTCGACTATCAGGATGACACCCTGTCGACGGTCGAGGCCGAGCGTCGTGTGCTGATCTTGAAGGCCCGTCAGCTGGGGTTGACGACGTTGTTGACGGCGTTCGCGTTGCATCATCTGCTGTTCACGCCTGGGGCGAACGTGCTGTTGGTGTCGCGGAATCAGGATGTGGCGGACTCGGCGTTGGAGCTGATGGATTTCATGTGGCGGTTTTTGCCGCCGTGGTTGGTGTCGGTGTTGCCTGCGCAGACGTCGGCGGCGTCTCGGGAGCACGAGTGGACGTGGGGCGACGGGATGAAGTCCCGGATCGTCAGCCTCCCGCCGACGAAGAAGACTGGTGCGAGTGCGGCGGCGACGTTGGTGTTGTGGGACGAGTCGGCGTTGGCGGATCTGCAGGCTGAGGTGTACCGGTCGTTGGATCCGACGACGGATGCCACGGGCGGGAAGATGATCGTGTTCTCCACTGCGCGTGGAGCCCACAACTGGTACGCGAAGACGTGGCGCCGGTCGGTGCAGGGCGAGGCGTCGTTCGTGACCGTGTTCCACCCTTGGTACGTCAGCCGGTTCATGAATCCGCTGGCCGAGCGGCTGCGGTCGTGCGACGAGGGGCCGTGTCCGGAGTGCATCGACCGGACCCGCTATCTCGAGAAGCAGCAGGACTACGTCGACGAGCCGTGGAACTTCTACGCGGAGTACCCGGAGACGGCCGGGCAGGCGTTCCGGAAGTCGGGGTCGCCGCGGTTCGCGGATCTGCCGGCGATCGAGGACTTCCCGGAGTGGGAGTGGCAGGGCACGGTCGTCAGGGAACGCGAGGACGACCACGGACGCAAGCTGCCGGCGGAACTGGTCGCGTTGGACGGCGGTCCGCTGCTGATGCGCGAGTGGGGCCTGACTCCGCCGGGGGGGGCCGACGTCGTGATCGCAGTCGACCCTGCGTCAGGGAACGCCGGAGACTACACGGTAGCGACGGTCGGCTGGTTGGACGCCGACGGGCTGCCGGTCGTGGCCGGGATCTGGAGGTCGAACCTGACCGAGTCGTTCGAGGCCGCACGTGACCTCAACGCCCTGGGCCGTCTGCTCGGCCAGGACAAGCAGGCGTTGATCGTGGTGGAGAAGGCCGGCGGGCACGGCGAGACGTTGATCCACGAGTTGCGCCAGTCGGGCTACACGCACCTGTACGTCCACCACTACACGGGGCACCGCCGGTACCGGGTCGAGTCGACCTACGGGTTCCCGATGACGAAGACGCAGCGGCCACTGGTCATCGACCGTCTCGCGGAGTGGTTGCCGAAGCGTGGCGATGCCGGCAACGGGATCTACGGGCTTGGCCCGGTGCACTGGCACGAACTTGGCGGGTTCGTGCGGCGTGAGGACGGCCGGGTGGCGGCCGACGTCGGCATGCACGACGACGCGGTGATGTCGCTGGCGATCTGGACGTTCGTCGTGACGGAACGGTCGAAGATGCCGGCGCCGGCTCAGGGGCCGGATCCGGACGAGGGCAAGCCTGGGGCGGCGTTCACGATGGACCTGTCCCACATCATCCAGGACGAGGTGGCGCGCGATGCGGAGCGCCGCCGAGAAGGTTCCAAGCAGATGTCGAGGTTGCTGCGCAGGTCGCGGTCACGTAGGCGTCGTGTCGCACGGAGGTCAGCATGAACAAGGTCGAACCGTTCACACTGGACAAGGCGCAGGCTGCCGTGTCTCGACAGCTCGAAAATGCGTTGAGCCGGCATCAGCGGTGGCGTTTCTTCGAGAACCTGTACCGCTACGGCGACGTGCAGGTCGCGTCGAACGCGACGAAGGGCGAGGTCGGCACGTTGTTCGATCCGGACACGTGGCAGGCGCTGCCTGACATCGCGAACATGGTGTTGCCTCACATCAGCGTGATCGAGGGGTCGATCGTTGCGCGTGACCCGAAGTTGATCGCGACGCCGGTCGCGGGCGGCCCGGAGGCGGAGAAGGTGGCAGCGACCGCGCAGGGCGTCGTGTCGTACTTCTGGCCGCGGGTCAACGGCACGCCGCGTGCGGCCGCGGCGACCCACGACATGCTCGTGTTGGGCAACGGTGTCCTCAAGGTTGGTTGGGCGCAGGACACCGAGGACGAGGACATCCCGGACGAGGACCAGCAGGTGCAGCTTGCCGGCCTGCTGGAGTCCGAGGCCGTCATGGCCGACTTCGAGGCGCGCGAGCCGCGCGACGTCGACGAGCTCAAGGACATGGTGGCGACGTCGCGTGCGCGGGTGATGCTCGACGAGCCGTTCGTGGAGTACGTGTCGCCGTACGACTTCTTCGTCGACGACACTGCGACCGACCTGGACGACGCCCGGTGGGTTGCGCAGCGGATCACGTTGCCAGTCGACGAGGTCGAGGGCAACTCGAACTGGTCGAAGACCGCCCGCGACGAGTTGACGGCGACCGTGAACGACTACCGGGCGCCGGGCAACCGTGGCGCGGAGTGGACGAGGAAGGACGGCCCGTCGATCGAGTCAGAGGGCGACGGGGCGTGGGAGACGGTGACGTTGTGGGAGTTCTACGACCTGCGCACCCGCCACCTCCTCGTGTTCGCAGACAGCGCCGAGCATGCCCTGTTCGACGACGACATGCCGTGGTCGAACCGCCATTCGGGGTTCGTGCACATGCGGAACTCTCGCGCGTCGGGAACCGACTTTTGGGGGTTCTCCGACGTTGAAGCGATCGCGTCGTTGCAGCAGGCTCTGAATGAGATGTTGACGGAGCAGATGGACAACGCCCGCCGCGCCGGCAACAAGTACGCCGTCGACGACGACGTGTGGTCCGACGACCTCAAGGCTGCCCTCGAGTCCGACATGCCCGAGGAGGTGTTCCGGGTCGTCAACGACTCGCAGCGTCCCCTGTCCGACCTGATCCTGCCACTTGAACGGCAGCCGCTTCCGGCTGACGTGTACCAGGCCCGCACGGACGCCGACTACTTCATGCGTGCCGTGCTGGGCCTGTCGGACTTCCAGACCGGAGGAAACGGCGCGGACCGCATGTCCGCGACTGCGGCGTCGATGGTCGGAGACGTGACGTCGATTCGTGCCGCGGCCAAGGCCGCACAGGTCGAGGCGGGGGTTGCCCGCGTCGGACAGCTTGTCCTGCTGCTCTCGCAGGAGTTCCTGTCGGAGCCGCGCGCAGTCCGCATGTCGGGGCTGTCCGGCCCGCAGTGGGTCGATGTCACGTCCGAAGACCTGTGGGCCGAGATGCTGGTCACGGTCGAGGCGGGGTCGATGCGGCGCGAGAACGAGGAGTCGCAGGAATCGAAGGGTCGCACGCTGCTCGTCGAGATTGCTCCGACGCTGGTCGAGCTGGGGATGGACCCGATCCCGGCCGTGCGCCAGGGCGTGCTGCTGCTCGGGTTCGACCCGGACCTGCTCACCCAGCTCGCGCCGCCCGACCCGGAGATTGAACCGGGCGGGCCGCCGGCAGGCGAGGGTGCGCCGGCTGCTGCCGGATCCGACGCTGCGCTGATGGCGCAGCTCGCCGGCGGCGCCGCGTAACTGCAGCATTCCGTTCGCAACGGAACATCCACGATTCGAGAAGGAACCGTCATGTCCATGACCTCACTGCCCAACCCCGAAGACCTCGCCGCGATGGCGGGGCTGGCCGACGCGCCGCAACGTGAGCCGTCCGTGATCTGCGCGGCATGCGACGCCGAGGTGTCAACGATCGATGGCGCCGTCCTGTCCGACGTCGGCGAAGGCAACCTTGAGGCGCTGCAGGAGTACATCGCCAACGACGAGGCCGGCCTGTCCGTCCCGCCGTCGGACGGCGGCCCGCCACTGTTCTAAGCCCCGGCGCGCACTCCTGCTTGGACGCCTGTCGCCTACTGGTGGACGAGCAACCCGTCAGATCCGGTCCTTGTGAGGGCAGCCGGTCCCTGGACTCGAACGCAGGAGGCGCCGTGGCAGACATCGACACCTACGAGGCAGCGAAGCAGGCACTCACGCAGCTGGAAACCCAGCGCGGCGAGCAGGCCGAGCGAGAGAAGCCCTCGGAGGAGCCGGTCGAAGACCCGGACGCAACCAACGACGAAGACGACGGCGACACCCCCGACGAGGGGGGCGACGGCGACGGAGTCGACACCGAGGACGTCGAACCCGACGAGGGCGACGACCAGGACGTCGAGGACGAAGACGACGGCGAAGAAGACGAGGAACCGCAGCCCTTGGATGGGCCGCTGTCCCTGTCGGAGCTGCCGGAGGACACTCCGGTGGTGCTGTCGGATGGCACCGAGACGACCGTGGGCGACCTGAACGAAGGTGGCCTGAGGCTCAAGGACTACACGCAGAAGACCCAAGCGACCGCCGAAGAACGGCGGGAACTCGAAGGCATGCGTGAGGAACTTGAGGGCTGGTCGCAGGAACTCACCGAGTTCGTGGATGCTGCACAGCAGGCTCCCGCAGAGTTCATCGCGGGGATTGCAGGGCAGTCACCCAACCCGACGCTCGCGCTGGTGGAGGCCATCAAGGCCACACACGAGGCGGGGAAGCTGGACCACCGGTTCGCACAGATGCTGAACCTGGGGGAGCCCGGCACACCCGTGGCGGATGTGGAACGAGACGGCAAGATCGAGCAGAGCGTGGCGCAACTGCAAGCGGCGGAAGACGCCCGGCAGGAGCAGGCGCAGCAGGCGCAGGCAGCCGAAGAGGCACGCCAGCGGCTACTCGCACAGTGGGAACAGGTCAAGGCCGACGAGGGCCTGACGTTCACCACACCTGCCGAGGAGCAGCAGCTGCTTGGCGAGGTCGCCAAGTTCGGGAACGAGAACGGCCTGGCCGACATCAAGTCGGCGTACGCGCAGCGCGAGTTGCGCAGGCTCCGCGAGGGGCAGGCCGCGCCGCAGGTGGAGACGAAGCAGCCGAAGCAGAAGCAGTCGTTGCAGGCCATCACGCGTCGCTCGAAGGGGTCGGGCGGAGGCGGACAGGCACCAGGCGCCACGGGTCCGAAGAAGTATGCGGACACCCGTGAGGCGGCAATGGCTGCGGTCCGGAAGATGGGCTGACCTGACGGCCCCACCCACAAGGAAGCGCTATGCCGGCCCTCACGCCAGCGGACTACAACGACCTGCTCGCCATGACCCGGGAGAACCTGGACGACGCTGCACTGGTCGACAATATCATGACCCGACGTCCCTCCCTGGACCTGCTCAAGGACAAGATCAAGTCCGGGTCCGGGCACCAGTTCCACGTGAACCTGGAGATCGGCGAGGACGGCCGGACCGACGTGTCGGATTCGACCGGTGCGTTCCCGACCACGAAGTCGTCCGACATCGCGACCCGTGCGGTGTACGACTGGTCGCTGCCGATCACGTCCTCGATCCGTCTGGACCACGTCGATCTCGAGAAGAACGCCGGGTCCCCTGAGCAGCTGGTCGACCTCGCAGTCTCCCACCTGAACGCGGCCAAGAAGAACCACGGCAAGAAGCTGGTCGCTCTCCTGCACGGTGACGCGACCGCGCCCGTGGCCGGTTCGTTCGAGTCGTTCGACCGTGTCATCGGCAACGCCGCGTTCGACTCGGACCCCAAGGGTGACGCGTCGGGTGACGAGGCGTTCAACTTGGGCGGGATCGACTCCTCGACCGCGGACTACTGGCAGGCGACCCGTCGCACGCTGGGCACCTCGACCGAGCCGTCGATCCGCAAGGCGTTCCGGACGATCTCCACCGACATCTACCTCGAGACCGATTCCGACAACATGGTCGACTACATCTTGACCGGTCGGGACGTCTACGACGAGTACGTGGACACGTTCGACGACAAGATCCGGTACGTCCTGGACGGCAAGGAGTCGCCGCAGGGTCAGACCAAGTTCGGTGAGGTCTGGTTCGGTGACGTCAAGGTCCGTCTCGACCCGGACATGCCGGTCGACCGCGCCTACTTCCTCGACACGTCGGTGTGGAAGATCAAGCACCTCAACGACAACTTCTTCAAGATGCACGAGACGCAGTTCATCTCGGGCACGTTGGAGCACGTGACTCCGCTGTCGTCGATCATCGGCGTCGGTGTGACGGAGCGTCGGGCCAACGGCATGCTGATCCGCGACGGCAGCTGACCGGACGGGCCCCGGGCGGAACACGGCGGGCTGGGGAGAGATCCCTGGCCCGCCGCTTCTTGTGGAAAGGCGACATGATGGACTTGGATGCGTTGGTTGCTTCGGCGAGGCAGAAGGCTGCGGTCCGGTCGGAAGCGGCCGTGTCTGATGGCCGTGTGGCGGAGCTGGTGAACGAGGGGTACGCGGAGGTGTTGGGGGAGGCCGACTGGCCGTTCATGTATGTGGACGAGACGGTGACGGCGACCAGCGGCACGTCGACTGTCGTGTTGCCGACGGCATTCAGGAAGGCGTCGTCGGTGTTGGCGGCTCGTGTCCGTCTGGACGAGACGCGGCTCGAGGACCTCGACGGGCTGTCGCAGGAGGACCGCGACGAGGAGGGCGGCCCGGTCGTGTATGCGTGGCGTGACGACCGCACCATCGAGCTGTGGCCGGCGCCGGGATCCGACATGGATGTCACGGTGATCGGGTACGCGTCCACGCCGACGCTGGCCGGCATCGATGTGCCGGCGTTCGCGGCAGAGTTCCATCCGCTGCTGGCGTATGTGGCCGCGGGGAAGCTGCTGGCGGAGTTCGGGGACGACTCTGGCCGGATGGACGGGTTCCGTGCGGAGGCGTCGTCGATCCTGTACCGGATGACTCGACGGTACCTGCGCACGTCGGATTCGGGCCGGGTCCAGATGGGCGGTCGCGCCAGGCAGCGTGGCCGGTCGTCGCGGATGTACCAGCGCCGGTGGCGCTGATGCTTGAGACGACGGTTCAGACCGATTTCTCTGGTGGGGTGACGGGGCGCCGGCCGGCGTCGGACTTCTCCGAGCGCCAGTTGGCGGACGCCAAGGGGCTGATCCTCGAGTCGGAGTCGGAGCTGCGGTCGCAGTGGCGGGTGGACCTGTTGGACTACTTCCCCGCGTCCGGGCCGATCTTCGACGTCGGTGTGGTCGACGGGACCGTGGTCTACATGCGTGGCGACGACGTGGTGTACGCGCCGGCGCCGCCGGCGGACGGCGGCTACCCGGACGTGCCGGCCACGTTCCTGACCAACGCCGGGTCACCTCGGCTGCGGATCACCGGCGAGGCTGCGATCCGTCCTGACGATCCTGCGTTGGGCACGGGGTGGCGGAACTGTCTGGTGCTCAACGACCGCGACCGGACGCTGGCCGCGGCCGGCGGCGACGGCGCCCTGCTTGCGTTCACGTCTGCCGGCGTGGCAGCGTCGACGCCCGCCGATTTCGACGGGTCGTCGCCTGACTTCACTACCGCTGGGGAGCAGAATGCGATCCCGCCGGCGAACGTGGCCGCGATGTGGGGCGACTACCTGGTGCTCGGCGACATCTTGTGGGCGTCGGACGACACCAAGGCGTTCTCTGCGTCTAACGCTGCAGCGTTCCCTCATGGCCTGTGGTTCTCACGTCCGGGCGAAACGGCCCGGTACGAGCAGATCAACGTCGAGTTCATGGGGCAGTCGGCCGGGAACGACAACCGGATCGTCGGGCTGTTCCCTGTGGACTCGGGCGCGGTCGTGTTGACGACGTCGCTGGTTGTGGCGTTGTCGGGCACGCCGACGTCGCACGACTACCGCGAGCTGCGCCGAGGCATCTCGCCGCAGTCCAGTCAGGCGGCGACGTGGTGGCCATCGGCCGGCGTGGTCGTGTGGGTGGACGACGCCGGGCGGGTGTGGCACACGGACGGCGACGACGTGGGGCGGCTGGACGAGGCGCTGCCGGATGCGTCGTCTGACGACGACGCTGCCGTCGGGTCGTGGGGCCCGTATCTGGTGGTGCACCGCGCCGGCCGCTGGTGGTGCATGCGCCTGTTGGAGTCGGGCGCCGAGGGGGCGTGGACGGAACTGTCGCTGCCGTACACCCCGTCGACGTCGATCGTGTCGTCGGAGGCCGGACTGTGGTTCGGATGTGAGGCCGGTCTGGCTCGGCTTGCTCCGGATTGGGGGCCTCGTGGCGAGGTCACGGGGCTGCAGTTCCCTGACGGCGGCGTCGAGGGGCCGCATGTCGACACGGGGCCGGTGGAGCAGCTGTTGCAGACCCGGACCTTGTCGGCACGTCCGCACAGGCAGACGTGGTGGCATTCGTTCGGCCTGCAGGCGTCCGGGGGTTCGGTCACGGAGGCGTACTGGTTGGCCGAGCACGGCGACGTGGCGCCGTGGCAGGCCGATGACGGCGAGACGGTGATGCCTGCCCGTGGCGAGTACGTGTGGCCGTGTGGCGGCCCGTCTGTTGAGGGTGCGGCCCGGTGGTTGCTGTCGGGTGACGTGTCGATCGAGTCGTGGACGGTTTGGTTCCACGGTGGCAGGGACGAACGATGATCGACCGCACCAGGATCATTCAGCCGGGCCGTGGCGAAACGTTGAAGTCTCGTGCGGTCGACGACCGCGACCGCGTGTTGCCGTCGCGGCCGATCGACCGTCCGCAGATGGTGCAGGGCTACCAGGATGGGGTGAACCGTCCTGGCGGTGGCGGTGGCGGGTTCACGTTGATGCCGCCACCGCTGATCGAGCATGTGACGTTGTTGTCGGTCCCGAACCAGGTGATCCCTCCTGGCGGTGCGGCGGTCCAGTGGGGCACGGTGACGCGGGGGCCGGTTGCGCCGCGCGGGTTCAACACGGTGGTGGGTCAGATCGAGGTGGACGAGGAGCCGCAGTCTGAGGTGCAGGTCGACATCAATGCCGTGCTGAATCTGGTGTTGTCGGGGGAGTGGTCGGGCCGTCAGGAACCGGGCACGCTGTTCATCCGGCGGCGAACGTTGGACGGCAACGGCGACGAGGTGGCGTCGATCGACCGTCCGTTCGTGTTGGGGCCGGTTGGTTCGACGACGTTCGATGGGCTCGACGATGGGTGGGAGGTGCGCCGCACCGACCTGTTGTCGGTGATCGTCCCGAACGAGTCGGACGAAGACCAGGTGTTGGCCGGCGCCGAGCTGGTGTTGAAGCCGATCGAGCTCACGAGGATGCAGACGGGTCCGGCGGACTACTCGTGGTCGATTGCGCCGTGGGATCTGCCGCCGTATCCGACGGGGGCGTATCCGTCGTACTACCCGGGTGAGTGGTCGTGGTACCAGACCGGCGGGGGCACCATCCCGGGCGGGACCTTCCCGGGGGGCACCGGCGGGGGTGGCACGATCCCGGGGTGGCAGATCGACCCGCACAACAACAC